AACCAGCCAGTGGTTGTGTGCTTTGATGCCTACAACCTGTCGAATGTCGCCAAGGTGTTCTTTCCGTTTTTTAAGACTAAGAAGCATGTGTTCATTGCGGACAATGATGAGAAGAGTCAGACAGGAGAGAAGGAGGCAGTCAAGGCCTGCCAAATTATACAGGAGCTGAAGGGTCAGGCTGAGGTGCTGATGCCAATGAGCGCTGGTGATTATAACGACCACGCTAATGACAAGAACAAGGACGTTGTCGAGGTGTTGGAGGGTGAGCTGGTAGATCCTGAAGAGCTTAAGCCTGTTGTCATGGGAGACATTACCCCAGTGGACTACGAGTTCACCAAAAGCTCCACAGGCAAATATTTGAACGTCAAAGAGAACATACAAGGCGTGCTGACGGTTAATTCTATTAACGTGGTGTACAACGTGATCAAGAAGGTGATGGAGATAGACATACCTAACATGGAATTCATTGCGGACCTGAAAGAAGATGCGTCTTTGACTGAGATTGAAAATCGATGCATCACGATGGGTGTTCCGCACTCCAAGGTCGCTGATTATCTCAAGGTTATTTGCAAGCCATACAATCCTGTACAGGAGTGGATGGAATCCAAGGCATGGGATGGACGCAGTCGCCTGCAAGAGTTCTTAGACACGATTGGGTGTCCTGAGAATGAACCATTGAAAGAGATGCTCATGAAGAAGTGGTTAATATCCTGCGTAGCAGCAGCGTGCGAGCCAAACGGAGTTGAGCTGGAGGGCATCCTAGTCTTCCAAGGCGCACAAGGCCTTGGCAAGACGCTGTGGTTCAAGCGCTTAGCGAATTATGACGAGGGTTGGTTGTTGGAGGGTGCTACGCTTAATCCAAGCGACAAGGACTCAGTAAAGCGTGCTGTCAGCCACTGGATAGTGGAGCTGGGAGAGATTGAGTCTACTTTCAAGAAGTCTGACATAGACCAGCTGAAGGCTTTTGTCACGGCCAAGAGCGATGAGCTGCGCCTACCTTATGATAGGGGCTTCTCGCGCTACCAACGACGCACAGCCTTCTATGCGAGTGTTAACGCACGCGAATTCCTCACGGATACGTCTGGGAACCGGAGGTTCTGGGTAATTCCAGTGCGGAGTATCAATTTCAATCATGGAATTGATATGCAGCAGCTGTGGGCTGAAGTCAAAGAGACTATGTACATACAAGGCCAGAAGAACTGGTTCCTAAGCCCACAAGAGCGCGAAATGCTGCACGATAGTAACGAGGTATACAGAACACAAAGCGCTGTAGAAGATTTGATACTGGAGCATGTGCGCTTTGACAGTCGCATGACTGAGCCAGTGCAGATGACCAAGTTGTTGAAGGATCTGGGGATCAAAGCTCCCCGGATGCCTGACTTCAAGGACGCTGCACGCATCTTGCATGAAAAAGGAATTGAGCCAAGGAGGTCAAATGGAAAGAAAGTCTACGATCTTGACTACGATAAGCCAGATCAAGAACCAAGCGTCAAGTATTCTGGATACAGCTCAGACGATTATTAAGTCGAGCCACCTGCGCTCGGCACTATCCTATCTTGCGCTGAGCGTTAGCGTTATCGCCGCATTTTTTGCTGCGTTACCTGTGCTTGTGGTGGTTGGTGGGATCATGGTCGCACGTTATCTGGAGGATGAGTGATGATTGTTGAACAATTAGAAAGCTTTGCAGGCTCAGTACGAAGTAGCGGTGAGCGAATTGATTTGCTCACGGCTGAATTTCCTAACGGCGGTAACCCTAAAAATAGACCAGAGGTCCACCCAGCTTTATACGAATTATCTACGAGAGCTAGGCATGGGCTTAGTATTTGCAATGTTTATATGGTGTGCGATCTTGAAAAAATCACAGCTGTGCAACTCAAAAAAACACCCAACATAGGCAAAAAAACCGTGAAAGAAATACAGAATTGGATGGGTAAATACGGGCTGTATTTTAGAGATGGAGTTACGAAGTGATGGCTGAAGAATTTAATACCGATCTAGTGATTAAGGTGATTGAAGAAAATAAGAGGCTGGAAGCAGACATTCGGAACTGGGAGGCACGTTACGATGCGCTGCTAAAGACTAACGAATACCTAAGACATAAAGGTGAGTCGGTTACTTACCACGGCTTCACTAAAGAAGAGCTACAGGTCATGATGAACCAACTGCACCCAGACAAGCACGATGGCAAAACAATCTACAACAGCATCATGCAGAAGCTATTGAGCATCAAGCAATGAGGATATTCCTCACGACGTTCTGGGAGGATGATGTGTGTTACGAAGGCCCGAACCTGCTTGCCGATACACGCGAAGAAGCGGAGCTTATGGCTGAAGGATCAGGCGTGGAGATCGTGGGCGAGGTGGAGGATTTGGTCGTTACTGAGGAGGGTGTAGCTACCCTGCACTGATCATGCGCGTGTTGGTGTGTTGTGGTGTATGTTACGACGCGCAATCAAATGTTATTGGAATAGGGTGAGGCTAGAATGCACTATGCCCTTTGCTATGCACTGATGTCGAATTGAGCTAAGTCATTGATTTGTAAGAGGTATGTTTATATAGGTAGTGTATAATACCCTTTATTTATTAAATTTTAAAAAGAGGCTATATAGCTATATACGGGCATCAACACTAGCATTATGGTTAGTATACGCCATAGAGTTGGGGGACAGTACACTACCCTACCTGTGTGATGATGGAGAATGCGATGGAAGAGTTTATCTATGATGGCAGTCAGGATTTTGAAGAGAACTTTCAACGCTGGTTTGTTTTGAATTGTGAAGAGCGCTCGTACTATAATGATACGCAGTACACTGAGGAGCGTGGAAGAGAAATCTTCGCGGACATTGTTAAAAGCAAATGGCAAGACAAAAGAAAGAAAAGCCAACCTTAGTAGCTGTTCCTGATTCGTTTGAGAAGGATGAGGAGCATGGCATCACAGCGATGCAGAGTGGATTCGTTTGGCATTACACCGAAGGTGCGTGTAGTCAGACTGAAGCTGCTCGGAGAGCTGGCTTCGAGTTCCCAGCGTCAGCTGCAAGCAAGATGCTCAACGGTCAACACTTCCCGAAGGTTACCAAAGCCGTCAGGCTGAAGCAGGAGGAGCTGAGAGTTAAGTATGCGATCACTCCTGAGAAAACTGGCACGATGTTGTGGAAGGTAGCAGAGACTGCGTTTGAGGATGGCCACTACAACGCTGCGGTTTCAGCTATCAAAGAACTCAATCAGCTCGCTGGCTTATCTATCAATCGCAGCCAGAACTTGAACATCAATGCCAACATAGACTCAATGAACTCAGAAGATATAAAGTCCAGACTTCAGAGCTTGCTTGGTGCTGAAGTAATCGAGCCGTCAGAAACGGATCTGTAGCGAAAAAAAACAAGCAGAGGGCGCCCGCCCTCTCCAGCCGCCAAAAATCGAGGAATTTCCCGACCTTCCCCTAAGTCATTGATTTGTAAGGCTTTTTTGCGTATGTGCAAGCCTGCATCTTTGTGCAAGTTTGTGTGTGCCATGTGCAGAGGGAGTACGGCACAGGTTCGCTGGGACCCCTAAGTGCTTGATTTTTAAGGAGATTTGGGCTAGTTGATTGGGTGTACACCCCCTAGAGCGAATCGGCGGTTGCTGGATCGCTATAGCTGAGTTTGGCACACTCAATACTCAAAAAAACTCACGGGCCTTTTGAAAGGGACCGCCACCACACAACACTTTACCGGAGATATGATGTGGTGACGGCCAAGGCTCGCCACTAGGGGGTAGCAAGCTGAGAGAATCAGCGCTTGAAAGCACTGACACCCATAATGCTATACTCCGCCTATGTTTATATCAAACGATAAGGGTCCCTATGGGCGCAGATTCCCGTAGAAAAGGCGCCTCATTCGAGCGATCTGTGGTTTCTCAAATAAATGAGTGGCTTGAGTCCCAAGACATAAATTTTTCGTGCAAAAGAAACTTGGACCAATACCAGCAAGCCAACCTTGCGGACATCGACATCCCCTACCACGCAGTCGAGTGCAAACATTACGCTGACGGTTGGACCTATAAGCCCGAATGGCTCCAACAAGTGTGTGAATCAGCAGGTGAAAAGATCCCTGTTTTGATATATAAATACAACCGTAAGCCTGTGCAGGTGTGTTTGCCGTTATATGCGGTAAATACTGAGTGGCCAGTGGACAATCGATTCAATTGTGTCCTTGGCATGGACCAATGGTTTGAGGTGATGGCCAGAAACTGGCCTAAATACGAAAGGATGGTGAGTAGTGGCTCATGAGACCAGAAAAAAGAACCTACTGAAGAAGCATAACCTTGCGGGGGTGAACAAACCCAAGCGCACCCCCAGCCACAAAACGAAATCTCACATGGTTTTAGCCCAAGACGGCCACACTTTGAAACTAATTCGCTTCGGACAGCAGGGTGTATCGACTGCTGGCAAGCCTAAGAAGGGTGAATCAGACACCCAGAAGGCTAGGCGTAAGAGTTTTAAGGCCCGCCACGCTAAAAACATCGCGAAAGGTAAGATGTCAGCCGCCTATTGGGCAAATCGGGTGAAATGGTAGCCTGAGATGGTTGGGATTGTTAATTTATTGCGAAAACGCCTTCAAGAAGGTGATTTTGACCCCCGTTTTGACAAGCGAAAGCTAGAACAGGACCGACTCCGCAGCTTAGATGTAGACATGATTGAGCGCAATGATGTCATGCCTCGCACGCCTATAGCGCTTTCTGAATTAGAGGGTGAAGATTTTGTAACATCCATGTCTGATCGCACTGGCTCTGGTGCATTAGTGCTTGGTGCTAAAGGTGTGCCGTTTAATAGCGCTGTTAATCTTCCCGGCGGACAAGGGTTCATGTTTGAAAACCCCGGCCAAGTGTGGGCTTCTGCACAAACGCCAAGCCAAGCAATCTTGGATTCAGCGAGGGGAATTCCAAAATCTGGGAGAGATCCATTATTAATTCCATGGCGCATGGCGCCATCTGGTGGAGACTTTTCTACAACCACTGGTGAGCTAATGTTTGCCCACGCATCTGCTGCAATGAACAAGACGCAGAAAAAAGCGCTTGATGCAGCGATTCGTAAGTTTGTGACAGTTGGTTCCGTGAAAGATGGCAAACGCAAAGGAGCTGGTTTAAAGATTAAAGGTTGGAAAGGTGTTGATGAACCAGCCTCTATCGAGGCATGGCGCAATACGCCTGATACTGTGCGTAAAGAAATTATGAACATGATGGATGTTCAATTTAGAGGCAAGGGCGGCTTGTCAATAGGTGAGGCGCGTCTAATAAATGCAGACCCTTTACAGCTAACAGCTAGGGATGCCGGAATCCAGAATGTTGGCAGGATTGATGTCAGTGGCGATTTAATTCCTTCTGGCCATCCATCTTATCCGTATGGTGTACAAGGCACAGGAATAGCGACTCTGCCACGCGCTACTGAGGCTACGATTTTTGATTTGTTGCCAACAGCAAGATTTGGCAAGGCTCAAAAACTAGTAGGAGATCCTGCCGCACCAACTCCGCAAGAAATGCGAGCGCTTCAGATGAAGCCGTATGTTGGCAAAATTACAGACAAAATTCTTAAACGAATGCAGGATCGCGGCGTCAATATCAATTCATTTGCTGGTTTAACTGGCACTGCGTTAACTGCATCTTTAATTGGCGCTGGCTTGTTAACACCTCAAGAGGCTGAGGCGTTGCCCGGAATTGGTGACATGTTAGATCCCAAGAATTTTGGCCTGACCACCAAGATGCGCGAGACTGTACAAAAATCCAAACAAAAAATTCAGAGCGGCTCACAGTGGGAAGGATTCCTGAAAAATAAAGGAGTGCCTAAAGGCGAGTTCGAGCTGTTTGGTTTATCAGACATTCTGAAAAGAGAAAGCGTTACTCAGGACGAGCTGATTGATGCAATAGACCAGAACCAGCTGGAGCTTAGGAAGACAGTCTTGTCTGACAAGCCGTCAGTCAATATTGATTTTACTGTTGAGCCTATTGATTTTGATATTGCGTACCCTCAACGAGTAATTGATAAACAAGTAAAAGAATCACTAGAATATTATAAAGACCAAGCCAAAATTGATCCAATTAGCCCAAATACGTTAAGAGATGATGCTATAAAAGATCAATTTTGGGCGAGCTACGAAAACCCAGAAGAAGCGTTAGGCATGTCAGAAGAAGATTTTGATTTATGGCTCTATAACGATGAGGGTGACTTATCAGGAGAAGCTGAGCTTGCTTTAAATAACTGGGCTGAAAAGGGATTACGCGAAGCTTTGGGGGAAGGCGAGACTAACTTTACTCGTTTGAATTTGCAGCGAGACGGAATGCCTACTGACTACAGCATCATTAAGGCATCATTGTGGAATGATGAAGTGGACTATGTGAATTGGATTCCTGACCCCAGCATGGATGAAGACCTGCAAAAAAGATGGAACGAATATCATTCTTTTGATTTTCCATCCGACAACGAGGCTCAAGTACAGCTTCAATCCATGTACGAAGGCGACAACCCAAAAGCGCGTTCAGAATCTCCAAGGTGGGAAAGACACACTTTAGACGGCGGAACTAATTACAGAGAAATTTTGTTGCAAGTAGACCCAGACGGTCCGTCAATGTTTGATCAGTCCCACAGCGGCTTGCCTAACGAGGTAGGACACATCAGGGTGAAGGATCGTGAGGGTCCAAATGGCGAAAAGATTTTATATGTCGAAGAAGTGCAAAGCGACTGGGCGCAGCAAGGCAGAGAAGAAGGCTTTGCGTTAAGTCCTCAAGAAGAGACAGCAATGAATGCAGCCAATGTTGCACTACAACAAGAGCTGGCTCCGTCTTTTGACTATTTAAGGACTCTTGATACTGCTGACCCCTCTGGGTTGGGAGCTGACCTAAGCCAATCAATGAGACCCGGAGAAGGTTATACACAAGTGGTTTCAGGGTTAGCATTTGAATCGCATAACCCCAGCTTCGAGCTTGACCCCGCCAACCCAACCTACCCGTTTGAAAGAGGGTTTGACACTTACAAAAGGTTAGCGGAGGAGCGAGCTAATTTTGATGTGTTGCGTGAAAAAGAAATTATGCAAAAAACGTCAGGTCAGATTGTTGCAGAAATATTAAAAGATCCTGATCTAACAAAAGAAATAACCGATTACCTGTTAGAAGCAGACCGAGACCTTCGCGCTAGATTAAATATGCCTTTGGTATCAACCAGCGACGAGTTGCGACAGTCTCCAGCCCTCATAGGAAACTATGTTCGCAACCGATTGATGATAGAGCAGCCAAACGTGCTGATGAGCAGGGGACCAATTGGCATAGAGCCGTACAAAAAAATAAAAGGTTTAAGCAGCTTTATAGAGCCGCGCAGTATCGAACAAAAATTAATCGATGTAACAGCAGAAGTAGATGAAAACATAAACAGTCAACTACTCAATGCTGGCGTCAATCCAGC